CGTCGCGTCGTCGCAGGGCATGGCATATCGCGCAGCTTTGAGCGCTGCGTGGCTCGCGAAGGCGAGCGCGCTCTCCTCCTGTACCTGCGGTGAGGATCATTTCTGGCAAGCGGAGAAATGCCTCGCGAGCGCGACCGATGAGGCGATGGAGGCGCTGTTCGCGTGGGCTGCGGGTCTGGAGGGATTCGCTACGCCTCACGACGAATCGGAGAGGGAGAAGGCGGAGCGGGAGTATGCGGTCGGGCAGTTCGCTTGCGATTTCATCCGGCAGTCGCTCGACCTGGACCTCCTCGGTCTTGGGGCGTGGGTCGTCGGAGGCGCGTCGTGATCCGGCTCCTCGGGTCGGCGGCGCTCCTCCTGGTCGAGCTTCTCGTCTCGGTCGTGTTCCTCGTCCTCCTCGCGCTCGCGTTCGGAGGCGCGTCGTGACCGCGTCGACGCTGTATCCGCTCCTCCGCTGCGGAGCCTGCGGGCGGGAGAGGGAGCATCGCGTCCTCGGGCTGGAGCGCGGGACGGGCAAGACCTCGGTCGAATGCTCGACCTGTCAGTTCATGCAGTCTCTCCTGCTCGCGGCTCCGGCTCCGGGCGGAGAGCGCTGCGCTGCGCTCCTGCAGGGCGCAAACGCGGACGCGCGGGTCGTGGCGACCGAGTGCTTCGGGCTGCGCGCGGACGGGAGCGACGTGAACGCCAAGGCCGATGGGATGGCGGCGCACATCGAGCGGCAGTCGGCAATCATTGCGAACTTGCGAGGCGAGGCGCGGCTCCTGGAGGCGGAGGTCGAGAGGCTGCTCGCGCGGGAGGCGGACCTCCAGGCGCGGACTTGGATCCTCTCGGTCGGGCTGCGCGAGATCATCGAGATCGCTCGCGGGCACATGGGAGAGGGCGAGTCGTGATCGAACCCTGGAGAGCGGCTCTGGTCGACCCTCCGTGGCCGGAGCACGGCGGCGGGAAGATCAAGAGGGGCGCGGATCGGCACTACCCTCTCGTGCCTGTGGCGGACATGCTCGCGGTCGTCTCGCTCTCCTCCGCCTGGACTCCGGCGGAGGACGCTCATCTCTACCTGTGGGTGACGAACAACTACCTCCCGGCAGGGCTCCGGCTGATGGCGGACCTCGGGTTCCGGTACGTCACGAACCTGTGTTGGGTGAAGTCCAGGTCGGGGCTCGGGCAGTATTTCCGAGGACAGCACGAACTCCTCCTGTTCGGAGTCCGAGGTCGCGGGATCGACCTCCGCTCCGACCGGAGGGATCTGTCGACGGTGATCGACTCTCCGCTGGAGGAGGGCGCGTTCGGCGCTCCGCGAACGCGGCACAGCGCGAAGCCCGGGCTGTTCCACGAGTTGGTCGAGGCGCGCAGTCCTGGTCCCTACCAGGAGATCTTCGCTCGCTCCGAGCGTCCAGGTTGGCGGTGTTGGGGAAACGAGGTGAGTAATGCTGGTTGAGTCCGAGACGGTGGGATCGATCGCGCGCAGGCTGCGGGAGTCGGCGGCGCGGCTGCGGATCACTTGGTCGAACGGCCTGTATCGGGTCGAGCTTTTCTATCCGGTCCCGGAGGGAGCAGTCCAGCGATGCGTCGGAGAGGCGGGCGCGCTGGAGGAGGCGATCGCGGGCGCGTGGGATCTCGCGGACTCGCTCGGGCTCCTGCGATGACGGGCTCGGTTTGCTCGCTCCGGATTCAGCGTGTTAGGATTTGCGGGTCATGGAGGAGATCGGCGGACGAGCGGGCGAGCGCAGGGACTATCTCTGTCGACGCTGCGGAGCGAGGTCGGAGGACGCTCGGGCTCGGGCTCGGAGATGCTGCAACCTCTGCGGCTGCTACGCGGCGGAGTTGGCGGTCCTCGCGTATCCCGAGGCGGCGGCTCCTCGACTGCGCTCCGAGAGCGACGCGGTCGACCTCGATGGTGACCCGGTGACGCAGGTCCGCCGGATTCCGATCGCGTGACCGTCGCTCCCGAGGCTCTGCTCCAGCGCGCGCGCGCTCGACGGCGCTCGCAGATCGAGGCGGCGCGGGAGCGGACAGAGGACTTCATCGAGTACGCCATCCCGGACGAGGAGAGCGGGCGACCGCTGCGGAACGCGGCGTTCCACGTCGAGTGGCAGGAGTTCCTCCGGGCGCATCGAATGGCGGTCCTGGTCGCTCCGATCGAGCACGCGAAAACGCTCCAGATCGGAGTCGGTAAGACGCTGCACATCCTCGGGCGGAACCCGTCGCTGCGCGGAGCGATCATCTCCAATACGTCGGCGCTCGCGGAGAAAGTCCTGCGAGGGGTCCGGACTCATATCGAGCGGAACGCGCGGGTCCGGGACGTATTCCCGAGGCTCGTACCGTCGAGTCGACCGGAGGATCCGTGGCACGGCTCCGCGATCACGGTCGAGAGGGAGACGATCGCGAGAGATCCGTCGCTCCAGGCGCTCGGAGCCTACGGACCCGTGGTCGGCTCCCGGCTCGACTTCATCGTGGTCGATGACATCCTGGATTTCGAGAACACGCGAACGGAGGAGCAGCGCGACAAGCTCCTGGAGTGGTTCGAAACCACGGTGCTCACGCGGCTCGCTCCGAATGGGAGCCTCTACGTCATCGGGACTCCCTGGCATCCGGACGACCTGCTCCACGTCCTGGAGAAGCGTCCGGGGTTCGCCTCCAGGCGGTACTCCGCTGTCGACAATGCGGACGACCCTCCGGAGCGCTGGAAGCCGCTGTGGCCGGAGCGCTGGCCGTTGCATCGCCTGCGGGAGCGGGCGGAGAATACGTCGGACATGGTGTTCGCGAGGAAGTACCTCTGCAGGGTCCGGATGGACGCGAACGCCCGATTCAAACAGGCGTGGATCGAGCGCGCGATCCAACTCGGGCGCGGGCTGTCGCTGTATCCGGAGGCTCCGAAGGCGCAGGGCGGGATTCGCTCCCTAGCCTGCTTCACGGGAGTCGACCTCGGGATAGGCGAGAGGGACGAGAGCGCGCTCACGGTCCTGTTCACGATCGCGCTGCGGGACGACGGTCGGCGGCTCCTGGTGAATATCGAGTCCGGGCATTGGCAGGCTCCCGAGATCCTCGATCGGCTGGAGAGTCATTACCAGCGCTACAGTTCCGTGATCATGGTGGAGACGAACGGGGCGCAGCGCTTCATCGCGCAGTTGGCGGGCGAGCGCGTGCCGGTCCAGTCCTGGAATACAGGGTCGAACAAGTGGGACGAACAATTCGGAGTCGAGTCGATGGCGGTCGAACTCCGGAACATGCAATGGGTGGTCCCGAGCGGCGCGGGCGGCGACCGCGTCTCTCCAGAGGTCCAGGCGTGGATCCGGGAAATGCTCTACTACAGCCCGACAGCGCACACGGGCGACCGGCTGATGGCGTCGTGGCTCGCTCGCGAGGCGCTGCGGCTGCACAGCGCATCGCGCACGCAGCATCTCGACACGTTGTCTCGCTAGCGTTACCCTCCCGGCTATGCGATTCGAACTCCGGCGAAACTTAGGCGCGGGCGCTGCGGCGGACCCGAATCCTCGGAGCAATCCGGGCGACGTTCCGGACGAGGCGATCTTCCGGATCCCTTTCTCGCTCCGCAACAGCGACGCGGTCCCGAGGCGGATCCTGGTCGCAGCGGAGGGAACGGCGGGACAGGTCATCTCCGTCGAGGTATGGGCGGAGGACGAGCCGACCGATCCGGGCGCGTCGATGCTCACGCAGCCCGAACCAGGGCAGAGCGCGGCGCGACGCTTCTACCAGGCGACGACGGCGGCGATCGCCGTGACGGTCGGGACGCTGCGCGAGATCGCGGTTAATCATCCGAATCCGGGCGCGGTCTACGTCCGCGTGACTGCGGCTCCGGCGGCGGCGTCGTCGCTCCTGGTGTCGTGCGGGTAACGCTCGCGCTGCTCCTGCTCTGCGCAGCCTGCGGCTCCGAGCGGAGCGTGGACGCGGAGACGCTCGACCGCGTCCTGGACGCGATCACGGAGATGGCGGCTCCAGCGCAGGAGACGATCCGGGACGGCTGCAACTCCAGGGAGAACGCGGCGGCGGAACTCGCGACGATCGACGCGGCTCGGGCGGAGGTCGCTCGCGTCCGGGCGACCTGCGACGTGGTGTTCGCAGCGTTCGGCATTCTGCGCGAGGCGCAGGTCGACGCTCGCGCGGCTGCGCAGGCGTCGCGGGACGGCTCGATCTCTGCGGAGCAGGCGCTCCAGGCGGCGCTCCGCGTCCGGACCTCCTACCAGGCGCTCCGCTCCGCGATTGACGGTCTGGAGGCGCGGCGATGAGTTGGGAGAAGATGCTGATGCAGTTCGCGATGCAGGCTCTCCCGGGAGTCCTCACCAGGCTCGGAGCAGGTCGCGCAGGCGAGACGTTCCGGGAGTTGGAGAACGACTACCGGCTGTGGCTGGTGTCGAACGCTCCGCTCCTGCGGGCGCGAGGGGCGAACATTCCGGACCTCTCGGAGAAGATCGCGGAGGATCGGTCGGCGGTCGACGCGCGGCTCCGACAGCGCGAGGAGGACGACTCCGCCGGACTGCTCGTGAACGTCTTTCGGCGGGAGGACGAGGCGGCGCAGGCGACCGAGGCTCCGAGCGCGGCTCCGGCGGCGAAGCGCAAACGGAAGCGGGAGTAGACGATGCCGGACGGCGAATCCATCGGTCCAGACGAGAGACTCTCTGCGACGCTGGTCGGGCTCGACCTCGCGTATCTGTGCGGCTCGGAGCGATTCCGGCGGCTCGATCGGCTGGAGTCTTACTACCGCTGCACGCAGTACGACGGGCTGCGTTACGACTGGAACGGGAATATCCGAGGCTATGGCGGCGAGGCGGACATCCGTCCGGGTTGGTACGTCCCGCTTGCGCGCAGGCGACCGAGCGCTCGCTTCGAACTCGCGCGGCTCATCGTCCAGCGATTCTCCGCGATGGTGTTCGGCGCGGAGCGATTCCCGCAACTGGTAGTCGAGGGAGACGAGGCTGCGCAGGACTACCTCCGGGAACTCGCTCGCGAGGCGCGGCTCATGCCGAAGCTCGCGGAGGCGCGGAACAAAGGCGGCGCGCAGGGGTCCGCCTGTCTCTCCTTCGGATTCGTGGACGGCAAACCGAGGCTGAACGTCCACAACGCGAAGCACGTCGAGGTCTTGCGATGGGCGGACCGCTACCTGCACAGACCGGCGGAGGTTCTGGAGGCGTACTCCTACCCTCGGACGGTCTACGGCGCGAACGGAAAGCCTCGCGTCGTCCAGTTCTACTTCGCGCGCTACTGGAACGAGAACGAGGAGATCCTCTGGGATCCGATCTCCGATGAGCAGGCGCGCGCAGGAGCGTGGGTCCGAGGAGTCCAGAGCGCGCGCGTCTCGCATGCGTTCGGATTCTGTCCGTTCTATTGGGTCCAGAATCGACCGGAGTCGGAGAGCGTCGACGGCGACTCCGACTTTGAAGGGCTGCTCGACAAGATCGATGAGATGAACGTCCTGCTCTCCGCGACCTCGAAAGGGACCGTGGCGAATGTCGACCCGACTCTGGTCGTGAAGGACGACCCGATCAACAACACGGGGAAACTCCGGAAGGGCTCGGAGAACGCGATCTATTCGAAGGGCGGCGCGGAGTACCTGGAGCTACGCGGAGACAGCTTGAAGGCGGCGCTCGCGCTCCTCCAGGAGCACAAGGACGAGGCGCTCGACACCGCGAGCGTCGTCCTCGCTCGACCGGAGATGGCAGGGAAGGCGACCTCTGCGGCGGCTCTGCGGGTCGTCTACATGCCGATGATCAACGCGGCGGACGTGCTGCGGGAGCAATACGGACAGCTAACCCAACAGCTTTGTCGGGACATGCTGCGCGCTGCTCGACTGATCTCCGGGCGCGCTCCTGGAGAGGTCGTGGTCACGGCGGACGGACAGCGGCTCCAGCAACTCCCGACCGTCGTGCTCGATCCGAAGTACGGAGAGGACGGCGCAGTCGAGGAGCGCAGCGCGGGCACGAGCGAGGCTGTGACGCTGAACTGGCCACCGTACTTCCCGAACACCTGGAGCGACACCAAGAGCGCGGTCGAGGCGATCGTTGCAGCGGCGGGAGCGGGCACGTCGATCATTTCGCGCAGGACGGCGGTCGAGAATATCGCTCCGATCTTCGGCATCGCGGACGTGGACCAGGAGATCGAGGCGATGGACTCCGACAGCGCGACGAAGATCGCGTTCGCACAACAGGCATTCGCGGACCAGTCGACGGACGGCGGACCGCAGGGCGGACCGCAGGGAGACACGCAGGGCGGGCGCGGCTTCGCGGGCGGGCAACAGGACGACGGCGCGGACGACGGCGAGGAATAGCCGGTGGCGTCGGTAGACGACGTGATCGTGGCGTCGCTCGACCGAGCGCGGAGTCTGCTCGACGGCGGAGCAAACGCTCCCGGGTTGCTGAAGATGCTGGAGGAGGCGGACGCGAGTCTGAAGCTCCGGCTCACGACGATCGCGCAGGTCGCAGGCGGTCCGACCGGGAAATTCTCCGAGGCGCAGGCGCAGGCGTACCAAAAGCAGACAGCGCTCACGATCGACTACGTCAAAAACCGCATCGCGAAATTGACGCACGACCAGTCGCTCGCGGCGTGCTCCAGCGCGGTGAAGCAGACTGCGACAGACCTCACGGCGCTCGACAAAGCGTTCATGGGCGTGGCGATTCCGCTCCGGCTGCGCGAGGCGGGACAGATGGGCGGCGTGGTCGACAAAGCGTTCAAGCCGCTGCTCGCACAACAGGCGACCTCGGTCGACCGATACGGCGCGGCGATGACGGACGAGTTCCGGGGCATCATGCGGACCGGGCTCATGGTAGGCGCGTCGAACGGGCAGGTCGTGGACGCTCTGGTCGGGCACGGCGGACCGAAAGGGCCGAAGGTATCCCTCGCGGCGCGCGTCGACCCGGCGACCGGGAAGGTCATCCGACTGAGGGAGGAGGACATCCCGGAGGGGCTGTTCGTCCGAAAGCGGTATTGGGCGCAGCGGATCGTCCGGACCGAGATCGCGCACGCGCAGAACGAGGGACGGCTCCGAGCGATCGAGTTGGAGGCGGTCGACTTTCCGGACCTCGGGAAGAAGATCCTCGCGGTCCTCGACAACCGGACGGCGGCGGACTCGCTCTACGTCCACGGGCAGGTCCGGAAGGTCGATGAGCTATTCCAGGACGGCGCGGGTCGACAGTACCTCCGACCTCCGGCGCGTCCGAATGATCGCGAGACGATCGTCCCGTGGCGACTGGAGTGGGCGGACACGCCATACACGGAACCGGCGGACTCGGTCGACGTAGCGGAGGCGATCACGAAGGGAGAGACAGGCGAGTCGCGGCGGCTGATGATCCAACAGGCGATCGTGCAGCACGAGGCGGCGGCGGCGCAGAACGTCCCGGACCTCCAGTCGCGCGTCGAGTCGCTGGTGGCGACGAAGGTCGCGGAGACGATCGCGGCGCAACAGGCGGCGTCGCACACGGCGTCGCTGCTCGCGGCGAAAGCGAAGGCGGCTGCGGAGGTCGCGGAGGCGGTCGCGAAAGCGCAGGAGGTCCAGGCGCTCGCGGAGGCGGCTGCGGTCGCGAAGGCGCAGGAGATGGCGACTGCGATCGCGGCGGGACAGGCGGCGATCAAGCTCGCGGCGAAGCTGGAGGCTGCGAAGCAGGAGGCGGCGCAGTATGTCGCGTTGCAGGAAAAGGCGGCTGCGCTCGCGGTCGCGGTGAAGCAGAAGCAAATCCTGGACGGCACGATCGAGTTCT